TCTAACATAAATTGTGAATCATCCGAAGCAAATCTTTTAAGTCCGGTGTCAACTATGATATTGTCAAAATCCAACTCCTGCACGATGATTCCGCGCCGCTTCTTGACAACGTGAAAATGTCCTTTTACACCCACCTTTGTCTCAAGCGGGTCTTGCGGCTCGATATACCTTTTTATCATGATTTGAGGCACTTCTATTTTCATGGTTTACCTCCTATGATACTAATTCAAGCGCCTGCAAAGAGGCGGTTGATTCAACGCCTTCATCGTAAAAATGAGGCACCGGAAACGCGAACTGCATCAGCGACGCCAATGGCTCTACATTCCCATCAAAATAGTGCGGTTTAGGTAATGCAAACTCAGTCAGTTGCGAATGTGGTACAACGCTTTCTGCAAACAAAAATGTCGTTGCAATCAGTTCTAATATCGCGCTGGCTGTTGTTTCGATGCCTTCGTTGTATTGATATGCCGTCTGCTTAAACTCAAACGATGTCAGCTCTGATACGGATATAACACCGTCGCCATTCAATCGGATGGGCAACAGCAGATTGCTATACGCCGTCCGGATTTCGCCGCCGTTTTGTCCGTATGAAACGAGATAGATTAAGCATATTCGCCCATCCGGCAATGACAATGCTCGGACGGAGGTAATGGCTCCTGTTTCCGGCTCGATTAAGACGGTGGCAAATTCGCCTTGCTTGCGCTCATATAATTTTCCATCACTGCCGGTGTAAAAATGATAGATATCATGATTGACTCGGACAACATCAATAGATGAGCCTGTGCCGATTTCGTCGTAACGCTTTACAATTTCCAGCTTTTCGTTGTACTGCTCCCGATATGCCATGACCTTGCCGGTTGATGTGTCTATATACACGACATGCGGTAAATCCGGCATACTTGTATAGGTTGACGGTTCAAAGGTCAGTTTCGGGCTGCTGGCACCCGGTGCATCAATTTGTCGTAATAGATCGATCACCTTATTACTGGCCCGATCAACAATGGCGACCTTGATATATTCGCCATCTATGAAAGTCAAATATAAAACATTTTTGTAAAGATACAGAGACGGATCTGCTCCAACCTGGTTAAAATCAGTACCCACGAAAGGCGGATCGATATCCACCACAAGACGGGCTTTTGGGCTGAGTTGGTATCCGCTCTTTAACATGTCGAGGACTTCTTGCGATACTTGTCTCATCTCACCAACTCCCCGTTGATGTATTTACCCAAGATTAACAATTCAAGCGTCCATGATTGTCGGTTTTCATATTGCACATTTTGCGGATAAGGCACGAATGATCCGAAAATGACCAGCCACTCTTCCGGCGGATCCGATAGATATGATTTATACAGCATCGGTCGTCGTTGGCCGTAATATTCATTCAACAGAGCTTCTTGGGCATCTGGATCCAACCAATCACCCGAAATAATAAATCGGCCATCCGAATGATATAGTCCGGAATCCTGATAATTGGTTCCGGCCAGCATTTTTTTTTCAGATATGCGCGGTTTGGCTAAATTTGCATATGGATTGTAACCACGAGGATACCGAATGAATATTTCGGTATTCTCGATGGTTAACGAATACATTTTCGATTTGTCGTCCATGATATCACCCCGATACCGTTGTGACTGCCTGCCATTTTGTCGCTTTTGCATTGGCTTTGGCTATGCCGGCTTCGACGCTAGACTGGATCCGCTTGTCAAGGTCTCGTTCTGCAATCAGACTGCCGGCCGCCGTAACACTCACATTCACGTTATAAACCGGCGCAACTGCACTTGACGGCACCCCTTGGCCCATATATGACGATGGTAACACAACCTCCTTGAAATTAGCCGTCGCATAATCTGCCACAATATTCCCAGCACTCGCCTGGATGTTGATAGTGGCACTTCCGCGAGAACCTGCAAATAAGCTCCCGATGAGTCCAAGACCTCCGAGAGCCAACGCCCAAGGCGAAGCGAAAAATCCAGCTAATCCTCCGGCAGCAGCCGTGCCTGTTGCAGCAGCCCCCGCAGCGCCGGCTTGTGCTCCTGCATTTGCAGCAGCCGCGCCGCCAAACAGGCGAGTGAAAAATGATTCAAAATTTTGTCCGAATGTCGTATTAAACAAAGCATCCGTCATCGCATCGGCGATCTTCGTCCGGAATTTATTAGCTATATAATCGCCCAAGCTGTCGATTGCACCAATTACGTCGCCATCTTGCAACCCTGCGGCCAATGCCGATGAAGTAGCACCCCTGAGTTCATTTTGCAGATTGGTTATCGGCTGCTGTAATTGTTGCTGATATCTCGTTGTATCCAGTTCAACCTGGAATTGATATCCTTCAATGGCCGCCCGCATTTTTGCAATTTCGAGATTAATCCGTTGGACTTCGACTTCGTTTTGCGTAGCAGCAGCCTTTTCTTTTTGAGTCTCTAATGAAGCAATATCCAAATTGAGTTTTTCAATTTGTAACTTGGCGATTTGTTTGTTTAGTTCAAGCTCTTTCTCCCTGTTTTCGAGGCTATCACCTTGGATTGCCAATAAGGCCTTTTGATTCTCTAGTTGTGTTATCTGGGTATCAAGTTCAAACTGCGCGGTCTCATGAGCAATTTGCGCCAACTGTTTGTGAAGTTCTTTCGCCTCGTTGTCCTCGCCAGCTTGTCTGATGGCATCTGCCAATTTCAAAAGTGCATTGGACGTGCTTTCAATCACACCTTCCGCCCCAGCCAGTCTTTCGAGTTCATCGGCAAAATCTTCCCATTCTTTTCGACCTTGCCCGGTCATCTCTGCAAGTTTTTCTTGAGCAGTAAATATCGCCTCATAAGCAGCCTTTTGGTTATTAAATGCATTCTGCGCCCGGTCAAGCTCACGCATGGCATTGGCATATTCCCTAAGTTCCTCCGCGTTTTTCTCATCCAGGATTGCCTGGGCTTCAAGTTTTGCGGCCAAGAGATCAAGGCTAGAAAGTTCCCGGTTATCCCAGCTGAGTTTCTCTTGTTTCGCCTGGTTAAGGAGATCAATTGATTCCTGCTCGCGTTTAAGGGCTTTTTCAAGAGATTCAGATTCAGCGGCAAATTGTTTATATTGAGAAACCAAATCGCCCAGACTAGTTTTGCTCGGATTGTAACCTTGTTTAATAAGTTCAACAATAGCGGATTTTAATAGATCAGCTTTTTTCGAAGCTAATTCATTTTGATTTCCAAAGGTTTTTACCTCTGTTTCAGCATTCTTTAAAGATTTACTAAGTTCGGCCATAAATTCGGTGTAATCAAATTTAGATTTACCACCTCCAAAACCACTAAGATCAGGTTCAACTGTAGGTTCGACTGTAAGTGATGATATTTTCTTGATCTGTTCTTCTACTTCTTTTAACCGTTTTTTGGATTCATTAAGTCCAGTCCAATCCGGCCTGAATGCATTACCTTGTCCGGTTATTTTCTTCTTAAATTGTGACCATACGGTGTTATGGCTTTCTTCATAAATTTCCAGTTCTCTTTTAGCAATATCTTTTTTTAAACGTTCTCGTTCTTTATACAAATCATTTATATCAAGCGTATTTTTTATATCTAATGCTGCTAGCCGGGCATTATCACGTATTTTCCCAAATAGGCCAACCAATGCAGATAGACCTAAAAAAATCGAGCTGCCAATTAAAAACGGAGCAAATGACGTGTTTAATGCTGCTAAGGCAACTCTTAATGCTCCTATTTTCGCAACCAATCCAGCCGAAAGCCCGGTTAAAGTTAATAACACCCCTGTTGCAAGAGTTCCTTGGGTTACGAATTTCCTCACATCGGCCGGAAGTAAATGAACCCACTTAAATAATTCTTTAGTTCCTTGCGCCACTTTCAATAACGCCGGGACTATATCTGCTGCAATTTGTCTGCCGATACTTGTAAAACCAGTTTTAGCGGCTTCGAGTTCATCCCCAAGCTGTTCCATTTGCATTATGGTTTGTTCATCAAGGACGTACCCAAGAGCAACCGCCTCTTTTTTAAGCTCCTCAATGCCTTCTTTCCCCATTCTTAAAAATGGGATTAACTGAGCGCCGCCCCGACCTAAAAGTTTCATAGCCGCCGCAGAGCGTTCGGTATCGTTGGGCATTGATTTAAATTTCTCGGCAATATCGCCAAGAACATCGTCAGCACTTCGCAAATTGCCTGCAGAGTCCTTAATACTAATCCCAAGGTTCTTAAAAGCGTCCACGGCCTCGCCAGTGCCTTTTGAAGCATCATACATATTTCGCGATAATCGCGCTATTCCGGTAGCTAAAACCTCAATGTTGGCACCTTCCGCGCTTGCGGCATAGGCTAGTTTTTGAAGCTCGACGCGGCTGATCCCGGTTTGCTTAGACAGGAGATCAATCTGTTCGGCGCTCTTGGCTGTGGCTAAGGTTATTGTTGTCATGCTTCCCACAATGGCTGTACCAATCAAGGTCATATTACGGCCAACCTTTTTAAGGTCAAGATCGGCTTTTTTAACTTCCTTGCTGAAGTCTTTGACGCCTTTTTTAGCTTCGTCGAAGTTCTGTTTAAAGTCGTCAATATTTCCTAATATAGCGACCGCCAACCGTCCTATTGTTGTACTCATTCTCTCACCAGCTTTCAGACAATAAAAAAGAAGCCGTTTCCGGTCTCTCCTTTAATGTGAGGTTAAAATCAACGGCTAACTTTCCGCCCCGAACCGTACACCTTATTTTTGGCTGCAAGATCCACCCCATCGTTTTCGAGTTCCGGTTCCGGATCCGGTTTACCCCAAACATATTGAGCAATTTTTGCAGCGCGGAATCGTTCCAATTCAATACCGCGCTCGAACATTTGGAATATTTGATGCATTGAAAAATTATCTAATTGATAATCTTTATCACATCCATACCAATGCCAATTCCACATCAAAATGCGGCCCAGAACGATTTCCTTTGGTTTTGGTTTATATTTTTTTGCTTTAGGATTGCCGCTTACGCTTCGTTCTGGGCCACTGTTTTTTTTGCTTCCTCGACCGCGCTCTCGATATAATCATTGACTGGTTGCAATACAAATTGCAAAAATCGTTGCAATTGGTCAAAACTCATATTCTCAATGATCCAATCTTTAGTCATTTCCGCAAAAGACGGCTTACAAATATTAATGGCCATATCCAACATCCAGTCGAAAATATTATCATCCGGATCATTCATTTTCTTTTTCAAATCATTTTCTCGTTTAATGAGTTCGAGAATGACCCTGGCCGGGATTTCCGTGACATCAATTTCACGGGAAATTTTATCTAGCTTCCCAGTGATTTTAATAATTCTTTTTGGCAGTAAAATTTCGTCCAAATCACAAATTTTGACTTCTGCCATCATATTCCCCCCCTTTTAAAAGAGATAGGGCGGGATAATACCCACCCTTTGATTAGGCAACACTTTGCTCATCATAGATTTCAAATAACTGTTGGCCAACTGCACGATTTGCGTCGCAGGAACCTTCCAATGTAACCGGAGTGTTCCAAACGTCATCAGCATCATCGGCCGGTAAGGTAAGATTGATACCCGAAGAATTCGTAGCTTTGTAAATCGTGACTTGGAATTTCTTCCCGTCCTCGTTAACATTGGTAAGTCGTACGACCTTCGGAACAATTTCGATTTTCCCGCCGGTGGTCAAAATTCTTGCAGCATTCGGCGTATAAGAGTAATTAGCCTTTACAACTCCGTCCTGCACCGTAGTAATAGGTACAACATAAGTTGCGCCAGCCTCTCCGTTAGAACCATCACCGACATAGACGAAATAATCCGTCACTTCAAGAGTGGATTCAGTTCCCCCTTCTACCTTTTTGATAATAAGAAACGATACTGCGGTTCCATTGCCATTTTTATTTGCCAGTTTGATTGGCTTGCCGGGTTTCCAGTCTAATATTTCATTCGTTACAGAGACAGACTCATCAGCAACTAACGAAACCTCATCAATGCCACCACGAATTTTGCTCAGACTATCCAGATCTAACTCCAGCCAGTTGAATGTCAAGGTAGCAATATGATTTCGGATGTATTTTTTAATGGTGCCGACATTATCTCCTGAGATAGTAACAGTTTCCCACTGTTCTTGCAAAGCCACATTCCGGACAGCTCCTAGATTGCTCAGCACATTGACGTCATCGCCAATTTCGATTTTTGCCGATCCAATCCGGATGGCATCCGGTTTAACAACTGTAGTTTGATAAGGCATTACGATCAACTCCTTTTAGTTTTTATAACTTAAAAAAAGCATCTAAAGAAAGATGCTTAATTTCCCGAAAATATGTTATTTGTGGCATGATGCGCAATGTGTTTTTTTATCAATTTATGAAAAACTCGATCAATTAATTCAAGAGCGATATCGAATTTTGACATCGACGGGGCAATTGTAAAGTTTGGTATCAGGCTCGTATAAATCTGTAATATCCTGATATAATCCGGTGACTACTTTTACCCCTCCGGTTCCTCCCATAACTCCGAAAAAGCCATCTAAAGCCTCCCTGGTTAGCTTTGCCATAAGGCGGGCTTGATCGTAAGTGGGAGCGAAGTTATTAATTTGTATCCGCGGGGCTGGTGTTCCTAATCTCCGGTTTTCCGGCGGGTCTGAAATAAAAAAGAACGTCTGGTAGGGGGCCTTCCATGTTTCCGGTGCTATTCCTCCGCAAACGTTCCCTTTGTGTATCTTCTTTAAAGCCGCGTCGGATTTAAGATGATTTTTTAATGCCGCTTCAAGTTCCATTTCAAGTTCCATCTAATCACCTTCTATAATATCGCCTAACGCTTCGAGAGCTTTGCCTTTTTCGAATTTGCCTTCAATGGCTTTTTTATATTCCAAAGCCATTACATTATTGACTTTTTCTTTATCCTCATCTTCTGTTGGTCTCATAAACGGATGAGGCATCGCAGTGCTTGTTCCATATTCAACCCAATAACCATAAAAGCCGTCATGTTTGGCTCTTTTCCCGGTTTCTGGTCCAACTATCGCGACCGCTTGACCGGGGTTCCTCACCTTCAAGACCTTGCCCTTAATTGACTTTTTAAGGTTGCCGGGTTGGTGGGGATATCGGCCGCCCTCCCGCGCCTCTTTGCCTACCGGACACCTTTTCTTTGCGCCTTTGATAAACTGACGCGCCCCGGCTCGGACAGCTTGAATATTTGCGGCGATCATGTCCTGTTCAATCCCATCCATAACCTTTAAAAGTGCGTCAACGCCATCAATTTTTAAGCCGAAGTTGGCCATTTAGATCACCTGCTTTAAATGCAGTTCCACCGAATTTAATTCCCTTAAATCAATTGCCGCCGTAATCTCAAAAATACCCCGGCTGCACTTAACCCGCATGGTCGAGTTAACGCCCTTGATGTATTGCAAGGTTTTGACTATCCCGGAAAGCTCGGCGTTAATCTGCTTGGCTCCAAAAAATTCCCGGCCACTACCGATCTGTAACTCCGCCCATACCTGACAAAAAGTTTTCCAGTTATCCTTTACTCCGGCGGTTTCGGGGTCGGAGTAAGGAAAATTCTGCTCGATTGTTATTAGTTCGACGGGATTTTGAGGTTGATTGTTTGGCATCAAAAATACCCCCTTCTCCTTCCCCAATCTAAAGCCTTATAGCTAATATCGTCCATCGTCAAGCTGCGATCATCGTAGAGCTTTTTAATGACCGTCAACATCCACCGGTGAGTGGATTTATTCTCGGCTTTAAAATCGTCTACCGTTTGATAACCGGCGACGAATTCAATCACGATTCCGCCAGATTTCCGAAGGGTAACACTAGGCCAAGATTCGCCGTAATTAAGCACGATTCGCGGGTAAAAGCGGTCTAAGTCTAAGTAATACTTTGTATTGCTTAAAGTGCACTCGGTTCCTTCGGTGTCGTAATATTTAACGGACGTCACCGATTGAACCGGCGCTTTTTCGAGTTCGATAAAATTTTTGTAATGTCCATGTTTATCTTTGGGCCAATCGTCAAGGGTTAGCTGCCAAGTCTGAGTTAAAAAAGCCTTTCCCTGATAGGTTTCCGCTTCCTCCCGGACCATCTTCCGGGTTTCGTCAAGCCAATCATCCTCTGAACAAACCGGGGAATCCTTGATAACATTAACCCCGAAACTAGCGGCGGCCTCGGCTACCGTGCCGATAACGCGAATATAACTTTTCCCGCCGTCGTAATCTTTGATGTAAAATTTACCGTCGTTCTCGGTTGTGATTTGGGCGAAAGTGTAATAATCCTGGGTTTCGGTTACATCGGCGGGGTTATTTGATTCTTGGATGATTAGATCGAGAGTCGCGCCAGCTTCGTTCTGGATGGATTGAACCTCGACGTAGGAATTAAAACCCGATACATCGATCCATTCCCCGGTTACTTCTCCGATAGGATAAGACCCCGGCTGTATAGTGACAACCGGAGTCCTTTCGGAGGAGGGGGAAGATGAAATAAGCCTAAGATGATTTTTTATTTCGGTAAGTGTAACCGGCTCGATAGTCGGGCCAGCAACTAGCTTGTACATGGTATCACCCCTTCAGGGCGTTTTCTGCTTCGATTGCTTTTTGTTTTCCGCCTTTAAATTCCGTCCCGTCGGAAAGTAGATAAAGTCCATTTTCGATCTTTTTAGGAAATTCGTTTAGAGTTTTATCAGGAGTTTCCGGGGACTCTGGTATCTCTGGGATCTCTGAATTATTTTCCGGCTTCCAAATCAAATCCGCATAAACCGGAATCAATTGTTTGGCTTCTTCAGAAGAAACTTGGTACTCTTTCCCGGCTTGCTTTACTCCGTCCGGTCCTGCCGAAGTGGTTTTCATTTTAATTTTCCAAAGTTCCATAACTACCTCCTAAAAGGTTAGTCCTGCTGACGTTACCCATGTAGTCCCGTTAAAAATATAAATCTTTGCGGTATCTGTTTCCAACGCACGAGATCCAACCGGGACGCCAGTTGTCGGCTTCGTTTCGATAGATGTACATAAATATTTTTTAGGCGGGTTAATGCTGGTTAACGGTATCTCTTGGACTGCCATAATTAATCACCACCTATTTACTCGCGATAATCCCAGCCCCTTTTAAGGCCGCGATAATAGCATTTACAGCGGTTGCAATTTGTTTACCGGTTGCAGATTCGGGAATATTGGCAATTGTAGCGGCTTGGGTTCCAGCTGCGGTAATTTTGCCGCCGGCTGCAATTTGTAACTCTCCGCCTATAACGGTTTTTTCCGCGCCTTGCTCGGTGTAATTTTTAACATTATTATATGACATAGGTTTAATCCTCCTTATTCACAAAGTAAGCCCGGTATGTTTCAACCGGGCCAATCAGTTAAATCTTATATGGTTCCTTCGTCCGGGGAAATGAGGATTTTGCCGATCAGTTCGCCGGCAACGGCTGATAGATTGGAAATTAGCCCTTTGTGCCCTTGATATTGAATGGCGTAAATGTCGCCGAATGCGGTACTTGTCTCGCGGTTGATCCATGCGCGAAGATACCTTTTTTCGGGTTTATAAATATCCAACCAGACCACCTGCCCATTGGCGGTTGGAACTACTTTGCTTCCAGCTAAATCAACACTAAATGATCCGTCCTCGGCTTCATCCTGCTGCGCATATATGAAATTTCCATTACCTTTGGTGGCGATGGTCCCAAAAAATACAACACCCTCAAAACCGGCCATATCAATCATTTCAGTAGGAACTTTATGTGTACCAGCGGCCTCGCCCGCTCTTACAAGGGTTATTTTAACGTTGTTCATTAATTGTTCAGACATTGTTTTTTCCTCCTTAAATTAAATTAAGCGGATCGGCTCCGCTTTTAACCTAGGTGAAATTGATGTCACGGAAATCCCGGCCAGGGTCAATCTCGAACTAGTTTCACGCGCCGAAATGCTTCACCAAGAACCGGCATCGCGTCGACTTCAAGCCGTCCGATATAACCAGTTTGATTGGTGAGTGCGTAAAGCTCTTTTAGAACTTGGATAGCCATTACACCGCGCCGGATAATCCAGTAGAAGCTAAAGTCGCCGATAATACCCACATATTCACCGGAGGTAAAGGTATTAGGCACAAACTCGGAAGTCCGATAAGGAGTATCTAAAATCATTGCAGGATTGCCACCGGTGACAGCCGCTTGCCAAATATATTGACCATTGCCGTCTTTAATCTTCCGAATGTTTTTGATTGCGTCTCGGTGAAATAACCAAGTCGCCCTTCTCTGGTAGACATCTTTTAGGGAGTATTTCGCTTCCATTAGACCATCAAAGGTGATTGCGGTTGCAGTGTTACCAGTTGATACATCATAGTCGGTGCTAATGCCCTGATCGCTAGCAACAAATAAGCCTAAAGGTTTTTGTGCTCCATCTCCGGTCATGAAGGCTTTTTCCTGGGCGATCCCAAATTTATATCCAAGGCGTTCTTGGATGAAAGCCTCAATATTAATTCCGGACCCACTCAAAAGTTTGTTAGAGATTTTAACCAGCTTGGTTAATTGGTGAGCGGTTAATTCGCGTTTTCCGAATTTCGGATCGCCGGTTTCGGTAACGGTCTTAATCTCCGGGGTCCAATCAGCATCGTCAATATCGGAATCAAGCGACGGCGCGCCTAAACCCGGCGCAGTTCCAATGTTAAACACGCGGGCCAAGTCGGCTATGACTAAATTATCATCTGCCGCTTTAATTACCTCGTTTACAAACTGATTCGGGGCCATAAACATTCCGCCGGTTGCCTCATTGTCGGCTTGGATGGCGCGGAGTTCGGCATCCGTATATCGGGCGCGTTCTCCGTCTCTTAGGTATTTGCCGAATGCGGACCGATATTCTTTGGACTTGTCTTCCGGTTCCTCGCCGCGTTGCTCACCGATAGGTTTAGCGTCGACTTCTCCCATCTTGCGTTCGCGATCTAATTGTCTTTGTTCCAGTTCGATTTGAGCATCAAGCTCATCAGCCCGTTTCTCCATTTCGGCAATGGAGTTCTTTTCTTCTTGAGTTAAAGCCCGTTTCTCTTTCTCGGCAGTGTCAATTTTTGCGCGAATATCGTTAACGAGCTTATTAAGTTCTTGACGTTTTTCTAAAATTTGTTCTGCAGTCATTTTAGGTTCCTCCTTTAAATTAAAATTGCAATAAAAAAGAGCCTTTTGGCTCTAATTGCTAAGTTTATGTTTTTTGGTATAGTGATTCATTTTCATCCGGAGATTATCGGCTTTCCAATCGCTTCCAAATGATGCTTTTTTTGATTCAAGGTATTCTTTGTAAGGCTCTTCGACACTCCGCGCCTGAACTTCTGTTTGCGGATATGCCGGGAATGGGGTCGGCGATACCTCGAAAAGTTTGGCTTTTTTGATGGTTCTTATTATGTTATCAGGATCGCTTTCGTCCCATTCGTCAACCTCTTTTTTGAATCCGAATGAAACCCCATCCACGTCGCCGCGCTTAATGCTTTCATAGGCATCTTTTCCCCATGTGTTTTCCGGTAGGACGATGTTAAATCTTAACCCGGTTTCGTCTTCGGAAAGCGAAAGAGTACCACTTTTGGTACTCCCCAGAACAAAATCACTATTGTGATTCCAAAGGGCTTTTTGTTTATCGTTTCTCAATGAATCGGCAAATGCCCCTTTAGCAAACTTTTCGCGGAATGGAAAAAAATAACCCAGCTCCTCAGAAGGTTGCTCCCATTTTACGGCGTAACCATAAATAGAACGTTTACCATCTTCGGTTTCCCTTAATTCAATTTCACTCGGCAGTATTCTGATCTCCTGTTCCATCTTGATTACCTCCTTTCTCAATTTTTGCTTTCCAAATTTCATAAATCTTGTCTACCGGCATCATGGTGCCATTCATAACGTGAATATCGCCGCCCTCATAACCATTCATGTCCTCCAACTCCAACACATTATTTGGTGAAAATACGCCAATCTGAACCATTGTGTTATAAAAATCTTTTTGGGCTTGGGTGTCTCCTCGTAAGAATCCCTTAACGTTGTATTTGGCAAATCTGTGCTTTCTTTCGTTGGGTAAAAGCAGATCCCTCATTATAGTTTGTTCGTTATGGACTATATGAGCATTTAAGCAAGATGTCAAATAATCAATTCTTTGTTGCTCGTTGTTGTTAAAAGTGCTTTTTTCGTAATCCAAAACCTTATAAAGAGGAAGATTGAAATACCGGGCCACCTCTTGAATTTGAAATTTCCGGGTTTCAATCATTTGGGATTTTTCCGGGTCGTTACCAACAGGAATATATCTTGAAGCTCCTTTGCTTGTGCTTTCTAAAAACATCACCTTTCCGGCGTTAACGACTCCGGCGTATTTTTCGTAAAAACTTTCCTTAAATCGTTTGAAAGCGTCATCGTTTAAAGCGCCGGGGTATTCGACAATCCCGCCCAAATGCGCCCCGTTTGAGAAATACCGCGCCCCAAATTCTTCTGCGGCAATCGAAAGACCCAGGGCCTCCCGCGCCACTTCAATAAATTTAATAACGTTATCAGTCCGATTGAACCGCATCCCGCGCAAACAATATATATCTTCGGGGTAATATTTCGCTCTATTGCCGTTGTCATCGGTGACAATATAAAACTTTTCGCCTGTTTGAGTGTTTCGGTAAGGCTGGACCGCATTAGTCGGGATATTCCAAAGTTCAATAATATCTCCGGCCCCGTTGCGTTTTTTATAAGCATATCCGAAACCAGTTAAAAGGTAGTTGACCCAAACCATTTGCCAAAACTCAAAGGCGGTTGTTTCCGGGTTCGGCAGGTGATGAATCAATGGGTAAACCGGATGGTTTATATCATTTTCACTGCCGCGCTCGACCATTTTTTTAAGGTGAAGCGGCAAGGCCGATAGATCCGATGAAATTGTATTGACACAAGCAAAAACGGCGGCTACCTTGATCGCCGTTTCTTCGTTTATCGCTATTCCGGTTTTTGATACCCCGCCACCCATTAGATTGATCAGCCACTGGGAAGGGTTTGAAATTGGGGTTCCCTCAAAAATGGTTGCGCGTTTTTCTAAAATATCATAAAGCCCCAATTAAATCATCTCCTTCCGGGCCAAAATACCCACATTAAAAAGATTCCGCATATTAACCAAGCTAACGGCTCATAAATTAGCCACAAACCGCGGAAAGCCATAAAAAAACCGGTTATGACACCGGTTAATCTAATTTGTTTGTCGGTTATCTTGATTTTAGGCGGTTTTATCTTGATTTTTGGCATTTTTATATGATTTTTCAGCCAAAATAGAACATTTTTAATATGTTTTGCCATGCCGTTCCTCCTCCTAGAGTCCTAAAATGCCGCGCTCTTTGTAAGGATTTATGTTCGGTTCATTTATCATCGCCAAAACATGGGCGTTAATCCCGGCGGCCAACGGGTCAATTCGTTTAGTCCGGTCCTTGCCTTTGTCCAGCATAATGTTTCCGCTCGGTCCCATCCGGGTAACGGCGTTGCCAACCGCCATATCCAAGACCGGGTTTTTTAAGTAAATAACCTTTCGATTGTAAACTTTCCCCCGGAAGTCTTTGGTTGGTTCGGTTAAAACGCTGTATGATTGCCGGATTGCTACCGGCGTAAATCCTAATTCGGTTAATTCGTGTTCTAACCAAGTCGCCATCGCTTCATCGAATCCAAGCTGTCCTTTGGGCCAGTTATTTTTTTCATACATGCTAACGATATATTCTAAAACAAAATGATAATCAACCTCTGCCCCCGGCGTTGCGGTTATATAGCCTTCTTTTACCCAAAAATCATAAGGTTCTTTATCATGCTTTCGCTTATAATCCAGCATCTCTTCCGGGATAAACGAATGAGACAGTATTATAAATTTATCTTCGTACGGTATTTCGAAGGTAACGCTGGTTAAATCCAACCGAGAAGATAAGTCGATTCCGGTAAAGACCGTCATTCCTCGAATATCCGGCAATATATCGACTTGGCAGGCTTTCCATTTTGATAACTCCATGTATCCGGATTCGTGGAATTCGACCCAAAGATTCATATTCTTGGTCATGAAGTTCCGCATTTTGTCAGGATCTTCTAAGGCTTCTTTCAATTGGCCCTTTAAATATGTCATCATGCGCGGAACGTGATACATTAAAGGATTTGCTTTATACCAGTTGTTAGGGTTCTTTATGTCATCGCCTTTGTCAAGCTCCGCGATGTAAACAAAATATTCCTCGTTTTCGGAAATGCCGGCCAAAATCTTTTTGCAATATTCGTATTCCCTGTGACATGGACCGCCGAGTGAAAAACCGGCGGTTGTAATGATTAATATTAACCCTTGGCGCTGCAATCCCATACCGGAGACAAGG